TGCTACATAGAGAACTGGCCCCGTGGTGAAGCCTTTGTCAACGCTATCTTCTTCTTCCAACGCAACCCACGACACTGCCAGTGGGCATGGGAACGTGAAGTGAGAGAAGCAAAGAAGACACTGGAGCGAGCTTCAGTCCCTAGAAAAAGAAGGCCGTGAAGACATGACCCACATAGAGACGCAGCTAGACCTAATATCCCGTCAGATATTGGACCTTGCGGACAAGGCTGACGTCGCAGCCGAGGCGCGGGAAAAGACCGACGATCGACTGGGTCACATTGAGGACAGGCTCGCGGAGGTTGAGGCTGATACAAGCTACTCATTGCTTGAGTGGATTTCCACGCACTGGAAAATTGTTGCCGTCATCGCCCTACCTGTGCCGTTTGTTTTCACCGCGTTCATGCTTGGCGTCTGGCAGATGAAGGGGCCGGAAATCATCAGCTTCTTGCGAGAAGAGTTGAGGGCTTCACAAGACAACAGTTCTATTCTGTACCAGCCTCCGGGGCTGTCTTTCATCCGTTCACCAGTCGAAGAGGGCGGCAAGGCCACTTACATACTTGTGGCAAAGCGCAACCCTGTTGGCCTGTCCTGCACCTACTTGGACACAACGCCAATCTTCACTGACGAACTTGGCCGCTCGCTCGCTGGCAAATTTGAGAGCCGTGGTCGGCAGTACGGCGAAGAAATGACACGCACCGAACTGGAACTGGAAATCCCCAAAGGGTTATTGCCGGGGCGGGTGACTGCGGAACTGCAAATCACATACAACTGCAACGACCTCGTTATCACGCACCGCACCTACCCCTTGGCGTTCCAGCTTCTGCCGAAAAAACACACACCAAGGGAATAACATGACAAACAAGCCAAAGATCGACGCCCTCACCAAGCTGATCAACTCCAACGGCTGGCAGGTTCTCCACGCGGCCATGAACGACGAGATCGTCGCAGCCGCCATGGCCATCGCCAACGATCCATCCATGTCCCACGACGAGATTAACTTTCGTCGTGGCTCCATCTGGGCTGCCAAACAACTCCTCCAGACGCCCCAACTCCTCATCGCCAAGATGGAGAACGATGACATACTCGACACCCACAAACACCCAAGGGACGAAAAGTAAGACACCCCTCCATATCCTGACCTCTATCGCAACATTGCCCCGCTAAGGCCGGGAGAGGATCAGATATGAAACCCCAAGACCCAAACCAAGCAGCCGCGTCCATCGACGCCATGGCCTCCCGCAAGATGGGCGTCCCGCCCCAAGCGCCCCAAGGCCAAGCCCCTGCTCTCCAAGCTGCCCCTGCACCCAAGGGCGACAGCAACCAAGACAAAGCCAACACCACTGGCTCTCCCGAAACAGAAGGCGACAAGATCAACGCCTCCCCTCTCGTCTTCGAGGTGGATTTCGGCGAGGGCGACACACGCAAACTCACACCCCAGCAAGTCAAGTCCACCTTTGAGCGGTACTCGAACCTCAACTACAAGCAGGCGCAGTACAAACCGATCATGGACCTTGTCGAGAACATCCGCCAAGCCAACCCCAACGCCACCCCTGCCCAGATCGCTGCCCACATGGACAGCATCATGAAGGCCCAGACCAAGAACCCGGAGATGGGCAACACCAAGGGCGACGTCTCTGGCGACAACACCACCTCCGCTGGCCCCAAGACCCCAGAGGACTACGAGGCCCAACTCAAAAAGTGGGAAGACGACAACGCCGCATCTCTGCCTCCCGGCTACAAAGAGATGATGGTCGCAAACCAAGAAGCTCCCAAGACGATGAAGCAGATGCAGGCCGCCATGGTCCAGATGCAGAAGATGCTCCAAAGCGTCTTGGCCCAGTCACAGGGCGTGGCAGACGCGGCCCGCGACGGCCAGTCCCAAGCCCAGTCCAAGGAAGTCGGTGCCATCCAGCAGACGATCTCCAACAACATCGACCGCGTTCAGCAGCACCTCCAACTCCCCGACGAAGCGGCCAACGACTTCATGGTTTTCGCCGCAGAGCGTGGCTACACCCTCGAAGACTTCGTCGATCCGGGCCTGACCATCAAGGTCATGCAGGACTTCAAGAACAACATGAACTCCCCAGAGATGGAACGCATGCGCCAGATCGCGCAACGTCGCCAAGCCTACACTGGCTCCATGGGCGCGACCCCGGCTTCCGGCGCTCCGGGTGGTGCGGGCGGCGGTGACGCAGCCTTCGAAGCATTTGCCCAGTCCGCCATGGACAAGAAGGGCATGTAACCAACACATGCGCTTTCGTCCCCTCGGTAGCGCATGTCGGGTGATCGGCAACTCCTCCCACTGGCCGATCACCCCCCAACACAGGAGACGACACATGCGGCACCGCTGGATCACCTTCACGCTCTTGGGCATCACCCTGATCATCTCCACCCTCATCGTCAGACCAGCCGTCGCACAGACACCCGTCAAGTGCGCCCTGTCCCTCCAAGTCCTCGACGCCATTGGCCGCTACGGCGAGACCATCAAGGAACAGAAGGTCATCACAGACGCCAACGGCAACACCTTCATGGTCATCCTCTGGGTCAACCCAACCACTGGCTCTTGGACCCTCACGGGAACGCAAGGCCTCATGACCTGCATCTTCAACGGCGCAACATCTGGCTATGGAGGATGGCAGATTACAGACTTCATGAAGGGTCAAAACCTTTAGGGACGAAAACCTTTTTCTCCCACCCTATTCTCCCCTGCAAGACACCAAGATTGCGCCACGGCCCAGTCGGTCTCACCATTCGGTAGCGTGAAGGATTTCCGCGCTCCAATCACACCCTCCCTTCAACTCCCATTCGGAGAACGATTATGCCCGCAGCAATCCAAGGTATGCGCGGATCAGGTGAGTTTAACACCGACTTCCGCCCCAAGAACTACCGCGAACTGTTCACGCTCCTTGAGCCAAACGGTAACGCGCCCCTCAACGCAATGCTTGCGATGGGTTCGTCTGAAAGCACAGACGATCCAGAGTACAAGAACTTCCGCGATGAACTTCCTGACCGCGTCATGAAGATCAACTTCGGCGCTGGTTACAACACCGCCGTCACCACACTGGTCATCGACGCTTCCGATGACAACAAGTTCGCCATTGCAGGTTCCATCATCGTGAACGCCAACACAGGCGAAGTCATGCACGTCACAGCCGACACGTCGGCGACCACATTGACTGTCACACGTAACATCGGTGGCACGGCCTACTCGATCACGGACAACGATGACCTGTTCATCGCAGGCTTCGCCGCAAAGGAAGGTGGCTCAACTCCAACCGCCATCTCCTTCGACGCCACAGTAGCCTCCAACTACTGCCAGATTTTCCGCACAGCGTTCAGTGTCACCAACACTCTGAACTCCACCCACCTGCGGACTGGCAACAAGGAAGAGGAAAGCAAGACCAAGGCGCTCAAACTCCACATGAGCGACATGGAACGTGCGATGTTCTTTGGCATGAAGCACGAGGCTGACGGTTCCACCAACCAGCCGACCCGCTTCACTGGCGGCCTGATCAACTCCCTGACCAACGTCGTGGACGTCCAGACAGACTACGCCACATACGGCGGCACAGCAGCAGGCGAGATGACCGAAGAAGGTTTTGATGACCTGCTCATCTCTTCCGTCTTCAAGTACGGCTCCAGCCAGAAGATCGCCTTCGTCGGCGAGACAGTGGCAAACCAACTCCAGCAGATCGGTAAAGACCGCTGGGCACCAGACAAGATGGACGGCGCATACGGTGTAAACCTGACGCGCTACAAAACCTTTGCTGGCGACCTGATGGTTCATCTTCACCCCCAGTTCCGTCAGGTTCCGGGCATGAAGCAGGCCATGGTGATCGTTGATTTCCCATACCTGAACTACCGTTATCTGGAAGGCCGCGACACGCAGCTTCTTGAGAACCGCCAGAACAATGGTGAAGACAGCGTCAAGCACGAGTACCTGACCGAGTGTGGTCTGGAACTCACGCAGGACAAAGTCCACACCTACATCAAAGGTTGGTCCACACGGACTGCATCCTAATCCTCTGCCTGAGGACGACCATCTCCCTGCAAATGGTCAAACTACAGGGGCGCTTCACAGCGCCCCTTTTTTATTCACCCACGGAGAAACGCGATGGCCAAGGCTGCATCCAAAAACACCACCGACACACCGGAACCCACAGGCTCTGCCAAGACACAGTTCAAGGCCGAACCCAAAGCACCCCCTGCTCCCAAGGTCGTCTGGTACGAAAGCCGCGACAAGGAGCCTTACGGCTTCGACGTCTGCGGTATCCGCCCGATCCGCAACTTCTCCAATGGCCGTCTGGAATGGGAAGTGCCGGAAGACCAAGTCGAGCGCTTTGAACAGAACCACTTCTTCCGCTCCAGCCGCGTCGTGGCAAAGGCCATCCAAAAAGACGCCAAGTAAGGACACCACATGGCCAAGAGTGAGACCAACCCGCACCTCCTAGACACAGGCTCGACGCTGGAAACGCTCATTTTCCAAGTGGCCCGTCGTTACGGAGAGATGAACCCCGGCACCATCGACGGTGACCTTGCCTTGATGTTCATCGAATTTGCCAACGAGGTCGTCGAGGACGTCCGCGCCCACGCCTACCATGACGGGTCAGACATCGACTACTTCACGTCCCTCCAAGACGTGCGTCCTATCCCTGACATCGTCATGGTTTCCGGCATGCTGGCCTACTTTGCGGCCCAGCAGGAAAGCCCTCGCGCCCAGTCCCTTGTGCCGATGTACTATCGGCGCATGAACACCACGTTGTGGAACCGCCTCAACGGAAACACACCGATCCAGATGCGCATCGTCGATGACGGCACCAGCCCGCGCAACTCCCTCGGCGTGACCACCAACAAGACCAACGGCAGGACGTCATAAATGGCAGGCTTCAAGACAGACCCTGCTCCCAGAACCAAGTCTTGGGCCTATGAGAACTTCATGGGTCTCGACAGTTCACGGGACATCACGTCCCTAGAGACGGGCAACAACCAGCACCTCTCCACCCTGCTCAACGCCACCTGTGACTGGCGCGGGCAGATCGTGCGCGATCCCGGCGTCAAATTTGAAGCAGGCTCCAACTTACCTGTCTCCCATGTCCGGTTCTTTTCGCCCGGAGAAACCGTCTTCACCGAACAGGACGGCGCAGGCCAGTCCCTCACCTCCAGTCGCGGCCACTCACTGGCCTCTGTGTACCCGCTGAACAGCATCGTCACGTCCACGGTCTTCGCCCGTCGTGTGTACTTCGCCTGTCGCGGTGTGAAGATCAGAAGCTATGACGGCTCTGGCTATTCGGAGATCGCCTCGCCTGCCATGTCCATCGCCAGACCCAGCTACATCACGTCCATCGCCCGCCGTCTGGCCGTCGCAGGCATCGCTGGCCAAGAAACAGAGGTCCACTTCTCCCGCGTAGACAACGCGGACATCTTCCCAGACGACGAGCCTGACGATAGCGAGAGCGTCCTCCGCGCAGG